ATAAATCATTTACAGGATTCTACTGGTATTCATTATTCTCTTCAATTAAGTATGTATGATTATCTGATTGAACAATGGGGGTTTAAATGTCTTGGTAATATGCTTTGTCATATTAGGACTATTGAGAATTCTTTGATTCCTGATGATATGCCACATGAAGAGGTTGTTACTTTTGTTGATATTAAATATCTTAAAGCTGAGGTTAAAGCCATTTGTGATTATAGACTTGCTCAATTAAATAAAGAACGTAAAGCTAATATCAATTTGTTTAATTATAATATCAAGTAAACTATGAGTGAATTAACGAATGCTTTAATTACTTATGATGACGTCATAGCTAAGACTAATATTGATGTTCTTCGTAAGATTGCTAAAGTTCATGACTTTGCTATCTTTGATAAAGGTAACTACAATTTGAACATTTGGGGTATTAGATGTAATACTGTTGATACAGGTACATTTAATGATCTTCTTCTTGTATTCTACAAAGTTAATTATGCCAATCCTAAGATGAATGGTAAATGGACTTATGATTGGTTTTCAATAACTACTGATCCTTCTGATTTAAATCTGATTAAACCTATAAATTCTAAAGGTTGTGCTATTTTAAAAGAAGGTCAATTTAGAAATGCCTTTAAAATTGGAAAGCATAAAGGCGATTATCCTGCACTTGTTCAAGTTAAACCTCTTCCACTTTATCGTGATAATAACCGAGATAATAAACTTGATTTATCTGGTCGTATTAGTTACGAGATGGCTGGTATTAATATACATCGTGCTTCTAAGTGGAAAATTATTCGTACTATCGGTCTTTATTCTGCTGGTTGTCAAGTTTTTGAATCTGTTAGAGATTATGAAGATAAATTTATGCCATTGGTAAATAAGGCTAAAGATTTATATGGTAATTCTTTTACTTATACTCTTACTAATATTAAAGAGTTCAAATTATGAAAATAGATTTTAAAGGGGTGTTGATAGCACTCCTTTTTTTAGCTCTATGTTTTACTAATATTATTCAATGTAATGAAGAAGAACGAATACCGACAACCGATATTTCTTATCATACTTTGGATTCTCTTGGTAGGGTTATTTCTGCTTTGGAGAATTACGCTATAAAACAAGAACGTCTTATAGATAGTCTCAAAGCTAATACAAATAAAACTATAATTAAATATGAAACAGATATTAAGAACTTCTCTGATGTTTATGTTGTTTCTGATGATAGCATCGCTCGATATATACGGCAGAGAATTGAAAGTCTTTAAAGATACTATTATTACATATACTCTTGAAGATAATCGTAAAATTGCAATTCTTCTTAAACAAGGTGAATATGATGCAGCTTTATGTAAATCTTTAAAGAGCATTATTGTTAAGCAAGATACTCTTATTGATGGTTTGAAACATACTCTTTATACTCTTACGAATCAAGCGAACGTTTATAAGCAATCTATTGTTGAACTAGAAAAGAGTAATAAAGATATGATTAAAGATCTTAAGAAGTATATGCATCGTTCTGCTAAGTGGTCTAAGATCGGTGGTGTTTCTATTGGTCTTAATGTTATGTTTCTAACTTTATTGATTCTAATATGAAAATAGTTTTTCTTAATCCTTTTCTTCCTACTGATTTAAATGAGAAAGTAACATCTGTCAGTTTTAAGATTGGTTCTTTTGATTATATAGCTAAACACGCTAATGTCAAAACTACTGAAATTGATTTTGATAAACGTATCATACAAATCAATGATGCTTTAGATTCAACTGCATCTCTTAGAGAACTTGTTAGAGCATTCTTTATTATTGTTGCTTATGAGCTTAATTTAAATGCCGAATTTCCAAATAGCAAAAAAGCTCATCTTGATGATATTGCAATGGCTCATTTGAGTTTCTTATTTACTCATTGGTGGGATGATTCTACTTTTGATTGGGAATATAATACTGATTATCCTAAGAGTTTTAAGGTTGGTTCAGTTATCTATAGAGTCTATAATATGACTGAGGTTTCTTATCAATCTACTCAAGGAATACAATATGGAGTTTCTGATCACGTTCTTGGTTTAATCTATATTATCCTTAGAGATAGAAGTAAAGATATTCCTAGTTCTATAAGAACTCAAACGTTTTGGCATGAGTATGTTCACTGTTTATTTGTTCAAGCTAATGAAGATTATGCGAATGATATTGAATATGTTGTAGATGCTTATGCTACTCAAATTTGTGAATTTATGAGACAATTTTCAAAAATTAAAAATTAACATATAATTATGGATAAAGCTTTTATAACAGTTACTCCAGATACAGGTCAAAATAATGGAACTTTATCTGTTAATGCTGATAAAAATGAGAATTATATTAGTAGATATACTACATTTAAGGTTGAGGGAGGGGGTATTACTAAATCTGTATCAATAGAACAAGATCCTAATCCTTATATTTATATTGATTGTGGATATATATTTTCTAATGCCAATATACAAGAACCTTATAAATTAACTCATGAGGGTGCTATTACAGTTTTGATGTTTGATGTAAAATTTACTAATTTTATATTAAGCTCAAGGCATCTATTTATTATTAAAAATGTATCTAGCTTACAAGTTGAATTTAATAATCCTGTGATTAGTTCTATAGATCTTACTTCTAATGGTCAGTCTTTAGGTAATATAACTTTAAATGGATTTACTACAGAGGTTGTTCCTAATTCTGAAGATGAAGGTACAGTATTATCTATTATAGATATAACTCCTACTAAGCTTAATGAAATTGTTGCAAAGATAAATTCTGCGAGTAATGCTTCTACTACTGGGAATATGAAGATAGCTATATTTATTAAAACAACTGGTACACAAGATAATTTAGTTATACTGATTAATGTAATTTAATATTATATGAAAAAATCTTTTATTGCTGTAAGTCCTGATTCGGGGCAAAATGATAATATATTAAATATTGTTTGTGATAAAACGACTTTATCTACGAATAGAAAAGAAGTTCTAAATGTTACTGGGAGGGGGGAATATCTAAAACTATAGATATTTTTCAATCAGGTGTATTATATCCTATTATTGATTTAGGATTTATTATTGATGGTACTATTAGTGGAATGGATTTTGAAAAAAGATATACTGAATCTTCTAAAACTTTAGAATCTGTATTTAATTATCCTAAGACTGCATTACTCTTATCTAATTATACTTATTTTGGTGTTTTTAATTTAGGTGCATTTAGACCGGAAGTTGTTATAACTACAGGTTGGTTTATTGATACTATTGAAATAACAGTAGTTGGTAATTCTCCTGAAACGTTTACTTATACGTCTGATGGAAGTACTTTTGTTAATGACGATTTTACCGGTGGTCAACTGGTATATCAGAATCCTTATAATTATAATTTAGTTAAAACTATGTTGGATGATATTAGATCTTTGGGAGGAGAAATTATTGTTACAATGAAGAGTTCTACTTTAGATCCTACAATTTGTATTTGTGATTGTATTATTAATCCATAAAATTAATTATGAAAAAAATTATTTGTAACTGTTACTCCTGATGAAGACATCGGAAATAAAATATTAAGTGTTGGCTGTGATGCTTATAATGATGCTGATGATTAAGAAGAAGATATTATTGTATCAAGAGAAATAACTGAAACTATTAATTTGATTACTAATAATATATGGTAAAGTAATAGTTATTATAAAGATTTTATTTTGTCATTCTTATGTTTTGTATTTAAGAAGTAATTCTTATATTTGCCCGTATCATTAAGTTGGTACGGGCTTTTTTGTTGCTCGTAATAAAACAGATAAAATTATTGATTATGGCATTACATGTATGGTTAGTTGAAGGTTCTAAAATTATTCTTAATATAGAGCAGATTCTTAAAGTTCCTGTTCTTGCTAAGATATATAATGATTGGCATAATGATAGAGAGCTTATGTATAAAATATTTAAGTTTATTGATTGTTATGCTGATGAAGACGGATATATTCATCGTAATGGTTTAAAAGATCAAAAGGCTTTTGATTATGCTATTGAGGTTGCTCAACTTAATTCAGACTTTAGACCAACTAAAGATATGATTGAAGCTATCAATTGGCTTGTTGAGCATAATATCAATTATGTTGGACAGATGTTCTTTGAAACTGTTAATGCTCTTCAAGCTGGTAAAGATCTTATGGCTGTTATGAATAAGAATCTTCGTAATGACCTAAAGAAAGACTCTTTTACTAAAGAAGAGATCGGTGGTATGCTCGGTTATATGCGTGAGATTACGAAGATGGGTAAAGACTTACCTAAACTTATTGCAGAACTTAAAGAAGCAGAAGATAATTACGTTAAGTCTAAACTCAAGAAAACTATCGTTCGTGGTGGTAAAGAGCTTGCTGCTTCAATGGATGTGCATAACAATATAGATAATGGTGTTGGTGGTGGAATAGATATGATTGATTAAGCTATGAATAGTAAATATGAGTTTTCACAAGATGCTATTGATAACTTTATGTTTATTCATGCTTATTGGAAAAATAGTTGTGATGGTATCAATGCTGCTCCTAAGAATAAATGGGGCTATAAACGTGGAGATATTCCTTTTATAGATTATCTCTGTGAAGATAAAAGTAAATATCTGAAAGCATCCGAGGGTATTAGTTATATTACTAATAAGCCTTTATATGATCCGGATAATGATTTTCTTATTGGTAACTCTGGTGGTATTCTTATGAATATCGATTTCATTGTTATTAATATAGAAAGACTTTCTAAAGCTGCTGATACTTTTGATGAATATGGTACGTATTGTGATTATGACACTAGTACTCCGGCTTATGAATCATTTTGGCAAAGAGAAACATCTCGTCGTAAGAAAGGTGTTTTTGTTAAAGCTAAACTTTATTATAAAGATATTCCTAAGTTCTTTGATGCTAATACTACTGATGAGGAACGTGAGAGTTTACTTCAACCTCTACGTATAACTGGTGCGCATTATACTTATCTTAATTATGGTCGTATTGAACGTACACCTAATGATAAAGAACGTGCAAGACTTAAACGTGAAGGTGCTGAACACGTTGAAACTGTTATGGGTTTTCCTCGTTATTGGGATGGTGACTATTGGAACTTCAAAATAGACGAGTTTATTGCTAATAATAAGTTTCATCTTACTAAGGCTAAAGCCCGTCGTAAAGGTTTCTCATATAAACGTGGTAGTCAAGCTGCAAATACAATTAATCTATTTCCTAATGTTACGGTAACTCTTGCTGCTGACCAATTAGCTTATCTTACAGATAAAGGTGCTACTACATTTATGGCTAAGAAATGTCTTGACCATTTTGAGGAACATACATTTTGGCGTCGTGGTTATATTTCTGAGGCTATTGATGATATACTTCTAGGTTATCGTGTATCTACTAAAGGTCTTAAAAATTTTGGTTGGATGTCTAATCTTTATAGCGTTGCTTGTGGTAAAAATGAATCCGCTGCTGTAGGTAAGAAAGCTATTGAGATTGACTTTGAAGAAGCAGGTAAGTTTCCTAATCTCCAAAAAGCTCTTGACGTTACTTTATCTAATACAGAATCTGGTGCTATATCTGTTGGTACTATTCGTGTTTATGGTACGGGTGGTACTAAAGGTGCTAACTGGGCTGCATTTAGTAAAGCCTTTTATAATCCCAAAATGAATAAGATGCTTTGCATGGAAAACGTTTGGGATATTAATAAACGTCATGAAGTATGTGGTTTCTTCTTTCCACAAGTATGGGATTGTGAACCTTATGTTGAACGTGGTAATTCAATTATATTCACTGCTTATGCTTGGGATAAACAAGATAAAGAGAATCACTTTCATAATAATGATAGTGAAACTCATATAATCTATAAAGCACAACGTGCTAATACTCCTGCCGAAGCGTTCATTAATACAACAGAGAATATGTTCGCTTCTCCTGAACTTAATCTACATGTTTCAGATTTAATTAATGATAATGCTACTAGATTCTTTCAAGACGGTTGGATTATCGTTAATGATTTAGGTAATTCTAATAAAGCTGAATTTATACCGAAAGCTGAATGTATTAAACGTGATATATTTGGTAAAGGTAGATTCCATGAGTTTGTTAATCAAGTTCCGCATGGTTCTCGTGATGATACTCATGGTTGCGTTAGAATGTATTATCGTCCGTTCTTAGTAAATGGTGAAGTGCCTAAAGATTTATATTTTGTTAGTGTGGATGCGTATAAGGTAGATAAGGCTCAAAAAGACGTAACAGATAAACATTCTCTTTATTCTGCACAAGTATGGATGCGTAGTAATACTATTACTCCATATCCAAATCAAAAACTGCTTGTATGCGAATATATAGGGCGTTTGGACACAATGGAGCAAAATGATATAGTCACTATGGGTATGTGTCTTATGTATAATGCTGAATGTTGTCCGGAAGCTGGTACTGGTGAGACTGTTTCTAACTTTATTAAATATAAACTTAGACGTTACTTAATGCTTGACCCAACCAATGCCAATACTCGTAAATTGACTAATCCTAACAATAATGATTATGGTATTGTAATTGGTGATGGTGATAAGAAATATAATGGTCTTCGTATGCTAAAGGAGTTTATTTATGAACCTCTTTCATATACTGCTGATGGTAAACCTATTCGTAGACTTAAGTCTATTAGTAGTGTTCGATTGCTTCTAGAGTGTCAGAGATTTACTGCTGAGGGTAACTTCGACCATATTAGTGCTGCTATTGTTGCTATGTATGTCTTTCTTGCAGATTCTTTAAATACTAAGCGTCTTGTTGAAGGTAATACAGAGAATAATGACAGACGTATTGCAAATCGTTTAAATCGTCGTTAAATGGATGCTTCTAAGATTCCTAATTCTTTAGAAAAGCCTGATGTCTTTGCTTCAGAAGCTACTAAGCGTGGAGCTGTTTGGACTAAGGCTATGTGTGATTGGGTTATTGCTACTGCTCATTCTAATAATGATAAAGCAGATATTAAAGCCTTTCTTGACGCTGCAAATGGAATTGTAGATGAATCTACTTACAAGTATGTAATGGCGACCTACAACTCCGTTAATGGTAGAAAAGAAGATTTGCCTGGTAAGATTAGAGATGTTGATTTTATTACTCCTATTAAAGAGAAATATATAGGAGAGTTCATTAACACCTATAATAACTACCAAGTTTATAATGCCGATATTGATGTTGTCACTAGACGTAACGCTGATCTTCGTGTTGCTCTTGATGGTCTTCTTCGTCAGCAATTTATAAACATCATGAATGCTAACGGTGTTCAAACCGGTGAGCCTTCTAAAGATCTTCCATCTGCTGAAGACTTTATGAAACAAGCTGCTAAGGATTGGATTGATGAAGAAGCTGATCGTGGTCAGAAAACTCTTAATCTTCTTAATTCCCTTATTAAAGCTAATGAGAAATATATTCAAGCTTTCTATTATTGGTTCTGTACTGAAAGTGTTTATTCTTATCGTGATGTAAGATACAATGATGTTATTTTTGAAATTATTTCTCCTCTTGAGTATTATCGAATTGATAGTGGTAATCTTTTTGTTGAAGATGATGATTATGGGATGCGAGAGTTTGATATTAACATCAATGATATAATTGGTGAATATCAAGAAGTTCTTTCTAAAAGAGATATTGCTTATATTAAAGATATAATT